GGCGCCCAGGCTGAGCATTGACGGCGTGATACCAGTCGAACCACTCAGGGAGCGGCGCCTCGCGAGCTGGCGGGTCGTCCCGGCGATAGGTCCGCGCCGGTTCCTGCTCCGGTTCGGTCTTCTCTAGCCCCGTTCGAAGGTCGGCGGTATCTCTGGGATAGGCGTCGCCTACCGCGCGGAGCAGGTGCTCATACAATGGGCGGGCATCTGGCATGGTGTTGGTGATGGTAACTTGAAGCCGCGTCGGTGATGTTGGCACGAGCACCAGCACGATTAGCTCATCTATCACGTGGGCTATATCTGAACCATCGGGCGCCATGCCTGACCATTGCATATATCCGGGCAGTGCCAGCCTTGCCCAATAGTGGCCCGTCGGGCGCTCTCCAGATACCACGTTGTTGAGGCGTATGGTTGCCGTAGGGCCGCACGTTACGGTGGGCCCGCTCCAGCCCCACTCTAGGGCGAGTGCGATTAGCCAGTCCGCGAAATACTCAGCCGTTGTCTCTAGGTTGATGGTTGTCTGTTCGCTCATATCAATACTTGATTAGGTCCTCGGCTGGGGCGTCGATGCGGTTCACCTCGGCGACGTAGCCCAGGGTTGTGTCGAATGATGCGTGCCGCGCCATCTGTTGGACTTGCATGGGCGTGGCTCCGTTGCGGATCGCGCTCGTGATGGCACTATGGCGTAGGCTGTGGGTCGTCTTGGTTTCGCCCACGACGCCCGCCTCCTCATAGTGTGCCGTGACGATGCGCCGGATGGTGCGCAGACTGAGCGGGCCGCCGTGGCTCCGCGTGCTGAAGCCGCAGAATAGCGGCGTCTCAGGACCACGCAGCCCCAGCCCAGTGCGGTAGACGAGCCACGTCCTGATGTGGTGCTCCTGATCGCGTGGGATGATGACTATATCGTCCGGCTCGTCGCGGCCCTTGCCCTGTACTGCCAGGACCAGGCGGTCGCCGCTCGTCTTCAGGTCGCCGATGGTGGCCCGGTGTACCTCGATGCTTCGCAGGGCGCAGTAGGCCATGAGGATCAGGATCGCCATATCGCGAGCGCCCGCAGGCGTCGAGGGGTCGCACGTTGCCAGCACCGCCTTGACCTCGGATGGCGTGAGCGCATCGCGCTTGTGGTGGGTGCTCTTGTGGCGCGTTGCGCCGCGAATCTCTGACGCTGGGCTGTAGGGCAGCCGGTCATTGTTGACGGCCCAGCGGTAGAATGATCTCACCGCGGCCAGCCGGAGGTTGACGGTCTGCGCGGCGTAGCCCAGCTCCGTGAGGTACGACCGGAAGTCGCGAATATCTGACGCCCGCGCGTGCTCATCCTGAATGCCGCGCTTGACGCGCCAGGCCTTGTAAATGTCGATGCCCTTCCGGTAGGCGGTGATAGTTGGCTCGGCCTTCAGATCACCGCGCTCATCGGCGAGCCAGTCCTCGATGAGCTGCTCGGTGATGTCGACGATCCCCTGCTCGCGGCTCTGCATAATGGACATGGGGCGCTCTCCTGGGACTGTCCTATAATCAGCTTTAAAGGACATGTTAGCGTTTCTTTAGTTCATTGTCAACGGTCATTTTCGCGCCGCGAACAGGTCCATGAGCCATTCGCGCCATACCTGGGCAGCCGTCGAGCGCCCGGCTTGGCGGTTCAGGTACGCCAGGAGCGCGTCGACCAGGACCAGGGTCTCGTCTGGCGTGAGCGCCAGGAATATCGTTCCCTGCCGGATTGCTGTCTGCATCGTCGTTCACCTCCCCCCACCCTGTAGTGCGATCACCGCGAACTGCGACCCCGCTCCCTGCGTGCGCGTGCGTGCGTGATAGTGGGACACTGTGTCCCTTGCTCATTGCTCCTCCTGGGTCAGCTTGCGGAGCGTCGCCCTGCCCATCGGTGTTAGCTCGACGCCTTGCGCGTGGGCGCGCGGATTCGCCCAACGCACCACGCCCGCCTTGAGCATCGCGGCGAGCAGCGCGTCATACTCGCTCCGGCTGAAGGGGCCGCCGCTGCCGGTCCATCCGCCTTGTGCCAGGCTGCGCCCACCGACCACCGCCCGCGCCCACGCAAGCACGCGCGCGCGGTCGACGGGCAGCTCGTCGAATAGCCACCGGCGCCCGTCTGCGCTCTCCTGGTGCACCTCTAGCCGCACGGTCGAGGCCTGCGCGGGCGTGGGTTGCACTGGTGCATCGTCGCGACGCGTGAACGTCTCGGACGTGCGCAGCAAGCGCCGGTGGTCACGGAGCAGCCAGGCCCAGGTGCCGGAGGCGACGACGACGCCCACGGCCACCGCTGCCCAGCCGCTCAGCTCGACGCCGCTCCCGGCGATCCCCACGCCAGCCAGGACGCCAGCCAGCGCGCCAGATATGAGCGCCTGCGCCGCTGGCACGCCTACATCACCGCTCAGCGTTGGCGTGCGGCTTGGCGTCTCATAGTGCGCCGAGGTCCAGTCATCGAGGGTTACGCCCGCCACGGAGCGCAGCGCGTCCAGGTTGGGCGTGCTGTACTGGGTGGCCTCAGTGGGCGCCTGCTCCCAGCGACGGCGAGGCCGCCCTGCGTTGGCGGCCATCGCTTCACCCAGGGCGGCCCGAATCTCGTCGTACTCCCAGCTGCCGTCAGTCTTCACTAAGCGCCTCCGCGAGCGACCTCGCCAGCTCTGCGTTGTCATCGTGCTCGAAGATGTCATTCAGCTTGGCGAGGATTGCGTCACGATCCAGCCCGCCGAAGGCGTCGAGCACCTGCCCCCAGGTATCCGCCCCCAGCCGGTCGATGATCTCATCGCGCGTCATTCTATTGCCCCTTGTCTTGGCGAGCGCCTGGTCGATCACCCGCTCCTGTAGGCGCAGCGCCTCGACGATCCCCTGGAAGGCTGAGCGCAGCGCCGCCGCGTGCTCATAGCGGCCATCGTTGCACCCAGGTTCGAGGAACGTCTCGACCTCTATCCCCTGGCTCAATATGCGCGCGTCGGCCAGCGTCAGCCCTACCACCACCACACTCGGCTCCCAGCGTAGAATCTCCATCATTGCCCTCCTATCTACCGAATAGCGAATTGAGCCACGCCCCAGCCGCGCCCGATGCGATCAGGCACGCGACCAGGACCACCACGATCAGCACCACCCACAACACCACCTCTGCGCAGCCCTGCGGATAGCCGCCCTGTGGCCCTGTTGTCGGTGCCATCGTCAGATCACCGCAAGCCACGCGCAGATGCTCAGCCAGCCGATAGCACCGGCGACCAGGACCAGGACCCACCCCGCACTCAGCGCGCGCGCCTTCATTGCTTCACCTCGACGCGCTCGACGAGGTACTGCCAGCACCGCGCCGCCATCTCCGGCGACCAGGACGCCCACGGCGTTTCGATGCCCGCCTGCTTGAGCGCGTTGACGATGTGGACCCGGACCTTATAGTGCTCCAGGGTCGCGAGCACATAGTCGCTGAAGCTGAGCCACGAATCGACCGGATAGCCGTTGGCGCCCTTGACGACCGTCTCAGCGCCGAACAGCGCGCTCACGGCCTCCGGCTGCGGTTCCGGCGTGGGTGCCTGCTCTTGGCGTTTCGTGGCGTTCTTGGCGCCATGTTGCGAGCTGGTGCCGTCGTCGTCATCGTCCGAGGCCACGCCCAGGAGCGCCGCGAGTGCATAGCGCCGGAGATACGTCAGGGTCGAGCCGTAGGCCTGCATGGCGTTGGTACCCTTGCCCGGTTCCATCGCGTCGATAGGGGTGGTCGATGCGATCCATTGCCCGGAGATATGCATGAGGATCGTGGTCAGGCTGGGCCCATCGTCGAGCAGCTGCGCGAATGACAAGCCATTAGTCGCCAGTGGTACTCTCACCGTGGCGACCAGGTCGTCGAGGGTCGTGTAGCGATTGCCGAGATGAGGATTGCGCCCGCCCTTGGGTGCTGCGGGCATGGTGGCCTGCGCCCTGGCGAGTGCGGCAGCGAGGTCATTGATGGCGTCGCTCTTGTTCATAGTGCGCCATACCCTGCGGCGTCCGCGTCCTGCGCCGCGAGGTCGATGTAAGGCTCGTCGAGGCAGTCGTTGCAGACGGTGGCCTTGTAGGTGTTCAGCCCACACACCTTGCAGGGCTGGCTCGCATCGTCGGCGTCCTTCGCCACCCAGCGCCCGATCTCGCGGGTGATGGTCGCCAGAACGAATCCGGTCAGATGATCGCCAGGCTTGACGATCTCGCGCAGTTGGGCGGCTTCGCGCCGCTTGCGCTCACGCCAGGCGTGCTCGCGCCAGGCTGCTTCGTCGCTGCGCTTCTTGTACTCCGGGCTCCATAGGTACTGATCCATCGCTCTGACCTCCTGGTCGTAAAACAGAAGACCGCCCCTTCCGATGGTTCGGTTGGGGCGGCCTTCGTGATACAATGGAGGTCAGCCTAGCCGAGGTCCAGTCTCGGTGGGGTCAGCCCCTCGTTGGTGCGTCAACACCGGCGAGGGGCGTTCTTATGCTACTGTGTCAAGGTTCGCGCTTGCGTGCTTCGAGCCAGGCGTCGCCTGCCTCACGCGGAATCAGCCACACCGACTTCAGCTTCATTGCTCGCAGCTTGCCCTGCCTGCATAGGCGCGCGATGTACACCACGCTCACGCCTGCGGCTCGTGCTAGGCTCGATGCTGTGTAGGGTCTTGGCTGGTTTTCCATACCTTTATTGTAGTTCATAATCGTGAACTGTCAAGGGTCAATTCGGCCATCGCGAGAAACTCGACGGACAGGACCTCGACAGGAGCGCGACCATACCTATACACGCCGCGCAGGGTGGGGCGCTTGGCGTCGGATCGCGCCAGGATGCCCGCCATGCCACCTGGAATGCCCTAGAATCGATTCTGAGCGCGTGAAGCACCGTGCGTGCCCTTGGCGTCGCGTTGCGCGGCTCTGTGGGGCCGTCTGCCAACGTCACGCCAGGAATGCGCCGTTGGCGTTTCTGTGGCGTCTTGGCGCCAAGTTCAGATGACGAGCCGCCCCTCGCGGATCGCGGCCAGCAGCGCCACGCCGCGCGGCGTCAATGTGGGCGATTGCTTGCCGGTGGGTGGGGTAAAGTATCCAGCCTCGACGAGGGTGCGCCGGAGTGCGTCGTACTGGTTACGGCTCAAGCCACCGGCGACCACCAGCCCAGGGCGGGCCAGCGGGCGGTCGGTGCTGACGGCGCGCTCGGCGATCAGCTCCAGCGTGCTTCGCAGCGTCGCAGGCGCGATGCCCTCGACGTGGGGCAATGATACGGGCGCCGGTGTAGTCTCGCGTGAATATGGTATGTTGTCGGCTGTCACCGTCAGTGCATCGTGCACTGGTACAATCGCGCCATCACTGACGAGCTGCTCGATCACCTCGCGGAACTGGTGCTCCAGGGCGTCAGCACGCCGGCGCGCCGCGGCGAGTGCTGCGTCGTTGTCACGGAGCGCCAGGGCGTGCTCGGTGGCCGCCGTGCCGGATCGTCGAGCCTCGCCCAGCCATCCGCGCCAGGCGTACACCGCGACGCCGATCCCAGCCAACGCCAACACCGCGCCAACGATGACATACCACATGCCCCACCTCCACGCCAGGCGCCGCCAGGATTGCCCACCGTTGGCGGCTCGTCTGTGCACGCCATAGTAGGCGCGTCTCTTGGCGCTGTCAATGGTGCGAGAATTGATGCAGGGGTCGAGGGTGGGGCGGTCCGTGTTCAGTGCTGCGTGTTCAGTGCTGCCCCCCCCGGTCGATTTTCTCAGCATCGATGGAGGCCGTGCAGGGATAGACACCAGCGGCCACAGCGCGTGCAATGACGGCGTGCTGCTACCCGCACCGCACGCGCGTTACCCGCTTTACGTTACCATCATGACGCGAGGCAGCCCTTGACGACGCCCGCGGCCACGATGGCGACGAGCACCCACAGCGCCCAGCGGGGCAGGCTGTCGACCAGCCGCTCCAGCTCGCGGATCATGCGCCAGTTGTAGCCCCTCATCGCGCTCTCATTATGGGTGTAAAAACTTTTTACACCTACCCGCGCCCGCGTGAGGGTATGCTGCACATACATCGGGCCAGCATACCCCCACCCGCCCCACCTGTCAGATGGTGTCGATCCCGGCCAGCGCCTCAAGTTGCGCCTCAAGCGTGCCATCGCGTGAATGCTCCCACGCCCACGCCTTCCAGCGCGCCGCCAGCTCGTCAGCCTCGCGCTCCCTGCCGTGATAGAAGGCCTGTGCGACCTTGCTCACGCCACGGAGCACCGGGCGCCGCCGTTGCGCCTCTGGCGGGTCGACCAGGTCATCCGGTATCGAATCCCAGTGCTGCCGGAGGTGTGCCGTCTCATGGAGCAGCACGTCGAGGATCTTCTGCTGATCGTGCCACGGCTCGATCTCGATGATCCCAACCGTGCCCGCCTTCCGTGCTACGCCGTAGTGATAGCGCGCATCTGCCGGATCATCCCAGCGCAGCTCGACCGGATGCCCGCTGAGGCGCGTCGCGACGACGCCCGCCAGGTGCTTGTGATAGTCCGTGAGCATGGCGTCACCGCTTGCGCTTCGGTTCCGGCGTCGACTTGATCTGTAGCAGATCGAGCAGGTCGTTGTGTGGCTCCGGTATCGCCTGAAGACGGCGGGCGACGGCATCGAGCCATTGCACCTCACGCCCCGCTATGTCGCGGGCGCGCTTGGCTTCGTCAAGTGCCCGCCCCGCGGCTCGCGCTTCGGCGACCACGTCTGCAAGGCGTTGCCGGATCGGGTCATCATTGGCAATGCACTTGTCTCGCAACCGCGCCCCGTCCTCGGCCCGGTTGTAGGCTTCCTGGGCTTCGTTGGTTGCCTTGTCGGCTGCCGCGGCTCGTTCCTGTAGCTTGGGCAACTGCGCTTCGGCGCGCTCACGGAGCGCCTGTTGCGTCGCCAGTTCCGGCAGCACATCGTCGAGCGCGGTCTGTACCTTGCGCCATGCCAGCGCCTCGGCCAACTGGACAACCGCCTGCTCGCGTGTTTCGCGCATGAGCGTGTGCCACGGCTCATAATCGACAAAGTATGACCATCGGTTAGCGTTGCTCATTCTTTAGCTCCTTTTCATTCTTTCCATCGACATACCGAATCCGCCAGATGTCCACACTGTCTTGCTCGTCGATCACATTAGGGGGCCGGTGGCAGACGTCCGGCCCCCAATCGGCGGGACGGAGGAGAGGAGCCGCCCCGCCCACGCAATCGCTAGTGGGTCCTTATGCCGTACTTGGCAGCCACAGCTTCGCGCGTCAAGTCGGGGTTGCGGCGCTTGAGTTCGGAGTCTAGCCGGTCGAGCCGCTTGGCCTCAGCCTTCAGCTTGGGCGATATCTTGTCGCCGGTGAGGGCCTGCATCTCGGCAAGGAGCATATGCAGGTCGGGCGAGAAGTTGCCTGCCTTGGCCTGTTCGGCTATCGCGTCGTGTATCCGCTGTTCGCCATAGCGACGCCATAAAAACGCGCCCACCACGTCCTTGCTATCCAAGGCCAGGCGGTACCGCTTCGGTATCTCGGTCATGGGTATCCTGGCTACATCCTCCTCCACGAACGGGCGCCGGTGATCGGCCTCGCGCCATTGCTCGACGCCCTGGGGGCCATCGCCCAGGAGGGCGGCATAGATCGCTGCTTCGTGGGCTTCCTCCTCAGCCGTTAGGGCGGCGACGGCCTCCCGGTATAGCTTGCGCTTGGTTGTCGTGAGTTCGGCCTCGATCTTGGCCCGCTTCGCGTCGGCTGCGGCCCGCTCGGCCTGCTCGTACTCTCGCGCCGCATCGCCCTTCCAAGTCGGTAGCACGCTGGTTAGCACGTGCTGGAGGTCCCGGTCTACCTTGTCGTGTTGTGCCTGGGCCTCAGCCTGAGCCGCGTCCATCTGTTCTACAATCGTCTCTGTGCTACTCATCGGTATTCTCCTCATCGTCTGGATTGCCGTCTTGTAATTCGCCATCGTCAGCGATTGGCAGATCGGTGAGCGCGATGCGCTCCACGACCTTCATGCTTGCCTGCCGGAGGAGCTGCTCAGCCGCAGTCTCCCGCGCTGCCACCGCCGCCATTGCCGCCTTCACAATCGAAGCCACCGTGTCCTGTGTCATTCCTCTCCCTCCTGTTGGTTGTCCTGTCATCCCTGCATGTTCACCTGTTGCTCCGCGACGTTGATCTGAATCGCGGGCAGGTCCATCCGCTGTACTCGCGCTAGCGTCTCGCACGCGCGCAGATAGCGCCGCTGGCTAGCCGCGAGACGCCGCTCCCAGTAGTCCGCTTGATTGATGGTCTGCCCGGCCTGGGTCACGCTGGTATAGCGGCGCTCCAGGTCGTTGTGCCGCATCCAACACAGTGCTACCTGCTCGATGAGCAGCCGCTCGAGCGCCGATGATTCCGCGTGTCCCAAGTCGCGACAGATGGCCCGATAGCCTTCGAGCAGCGATTCCTTGATGAAGGTGTTCCCCCCAGCGGCGTGCTCGACGATGGCGCTCAGCGCATGGTGGGTCATATCGCCCACCATGCGCCACATGTCGGGGCTGGCCTCAAACAGCTCGCGCAGCGCCTGCACGTCCTCCGGCTTGGGGTGCTTCGTCTCGAGCCGCTGTAGCATATCGCGGGTGGATTTGTCTTTCACGCTCACCTTGACGATCTGGTCACTCATGCCGCTTCCTCCTCCATTGCCCCTTGTGCGTGTGATAACCATTGCTGAGCAAATAGGCACGCAGTAGCAGGGCCGTCTGGCGCCCGGCTGCGTCGAGCGCGCCATCTATCGCCCGTTGGGCCGCGCGCTCCTCACGCTGCGCTCGTAGCTCCTCGGCACGCGCTGCGGCTGTCTCCTGGTCGATCTGCGCGGCCAGCTCGGCGAGGTCGCCGCTGCCCAGGTACTCCGACACTACCCGGCGGCCCCGGCGGCGCTTGCGGTAGTAGTACGCTTGATTACCGCGATTCTCCCAGCCCATCGCCATCCAGCCTCAGTCAAGCGGGGATAGTGTCAGGCTGTAGCACAACGATGGTGGGCCGCCGGTTGTGGCTCACGCCGGGGGCCAGGACCACCGCGACGCCGGGCCATTCGGTGAAGCTGTCGCTCCCGGCCAGCTCGGCGATCGCCGTCGCCTGCGTCTTGTTGACCACCAGGGGGCGCGGGTCTTCCTCGAATGTCAGCACGCAGCGCCAGCCGTACCAGCCGCCAGGCATGGGCAAGCTGCGCACGTCCGCCCGGGCGATCGTCACGCGCAGCGGGCCGTCGAGGTCCGCCGCGTGCAGGTAGTCCGGATACAGCGCGCCCACCGTCTCATGTTGTTTCTGCTTCGTCTCAGTCATAGCTCCCCTCCCTCTGTGTTAGTGCCCCGCCATCGCCGCTCGAGCACGTCCGAGGCTCTACCCTGGAAGCCCTTATACACGCTCATCTGCTCAAGATAGTCGCGGGCGCTGCTATACAGCGGATCATCCAGTCCCGCGCCATACCGCGGTTGTGGCACTGGATAGGCGTCGATGTCCGGCGCTTGCTCCTCTAGCTGCTCGCTAATGGCACGCCATAAGACCTCGCGGCGCTTGTGGAAGTCCGCCAGCCGCCCGCCGATGTCCGCCCCCAGCTGCTCATACTCCTGGCGAATCTCCTCAAGCTCAGCCGCGTGCTCCTCGAGGATTGCGCCGCGCGTGGCTTCCATCTCGCTTCGTAGGTCACGCTCGACCTCCCTCACCCGATCGGTGAGCGTTGGGTCGCGGTAGGCCTCCAGGGCGTCGCGAACGATGGCGGCCAGCGATCCGGAATGCAGCGCCTCGAGGGCGTCAAGCTCAGTTGCCCCGGTTCCGAATTGCGCCTCGAAGCCACCGCGCCGCAGCTCTGTTTCCTTGATCGGCGTGCGTGGCAGCCGGTACTCGATGCATTGCTCCTCAGTCAGGGCGATGGGTACCAGTTGCACATCGGCGCCGGGCGCATACTTGCCGAGGTAGTATTCCAGCTTGCGCGCCACGCTCACGGGCATACAGCGCCCCGCCGGATCGAAGTCCGAAACATAGAGGAGCACCGCCGGGCGGCCATCCGCGGCGATGCGCCGCACGGAGGCCAGGACCGCCGTAATGGAGAACTCGCCGAGGGCCGTCAGTAGGTTGGCGTTGTATTCCTCACACAGCGGAATGAGCACATCGTTCATGGTGCTCTTCTCACACCACACCTCGAGCATGTAGGGCTGGCGCGCCGTGAAGCCAGCCAGGCGATAATCGGGCGCGTCTGGTAACTGTGGCAAGCGCCTATCCCAGAAGTTCACCTCGCCCGAGGCGATCCATAGGTCAGGATCGACCTCGGCGTCGTCTGCATAGATCACCGGCTCAGGGTTGCGCCGGTCGTCGAAGTCCTCGGCGTCGACCAGGCCCAGATACCGCGCCGCCTTCGATGCAGCTCCGAGATACCCCCAACAGCGCTCCGTGTTCTCATACGGCACGCCATTAGGCAGCATGACGGGTGGGTCCTGGCTCACCAGCCGATAGTGCACGCGCCGTAGGTGCACGCCGGAGGCGTAGCCGAAGCGCTCCCACAAATCCGCGAACCATCGCCCCTTCTCCCAATCGCCAGACGTGCCCACATAGAACGGATCGTTTTGTGGGGCGAGCGCGATCAGGTCAGTGATGCGGCATTGCTTCTCACGCGCCATGTCTTTCAGCTGCTCATAGTCCATTGTCATGCCGTCGCCTTCCCCGGCGCCGTAGGATAGGCGCCGCCCAGCTTGGCGAAGATCGCGCGCTCCGCAGCCGCGAATGTCGCCGGGTCCGTCAGATCGTGGCCGTCACATAGGTGGTACACGATCCATCTGTACTTGCCCGCCGGTTGTCCGAGCAACTCCGCATCGAGCGGGCCCGGGCGCCAGACGCCGCAGCCGCGCGTCTGTGCACCACATAGGATGCACGGCGCCAGCGTTGCACGCTCACGCTCGATCACGGCGATGATCTCCTCAGTGTTCATGCCACATGGCTCCTGTGAAGGGTGTGAAGGGTGTGAAGGCTTTTTCCGTAATCACGGAATACACCACCATACAGCCTTGTTTTACCGGAAAAAGGGTTGCAACTATTCACACCCTTCACGCCTTATCCCCGTTGGCTAGCAAGCCGATACCGAGATAGTGCACGCCGGTTCGGTCTTGGTACTTGTCGATGCCGCGCTCAGTCATGAGCCGCCCGAACTTTGTTCCGCTGATGGCGCGCTCGCCGTTGTCTTCCATCCATTGCACGTATGCCTTGTACAGCTCGCCAGCCTTAGCCGTGGCTGCGGGCGAGTACATAAGGCACTCGGCGATGAACTTCCCGAGCGGGTCCTCCTCGGCGCGATATTCTGCCGTAGCCTGTAGCACCTCCGGGGGCGTGCTTAGGCCGTCGCGTTGCCACGCCAGGCAGCCTCGCACGGCCCACGCCAGGATACCGGGTAGCTCAGCCCGTAGCTTGTCGGGCAGCTCGGCGTCTTGCTCTGCCTTCGGAATCGTCACCGCGAATGGTACTAGGCGGATCCGGTTCCAGATCGCCTTGTCGGTGCCCCCGATCTGCGGCTTGTGATTCGTGGCTAGAAACAGCTTGAACTGTGGCAGGAACTCGAAGAACTCAGCTCGCAGGAATCGTGCGACCAGCTTGTCGGTACCCCCGGTGATTTGCTTCACCAGGCTCTCGGCCAGCCGTCGACCTTCCTCGCTCTCGGAGGCCGTCACCAGCCGAGCACCAGCCAGTCGGGCGATGTCGTTGGGTATGCCGTCACGCGCGCGGGTCATGAGTGTCTCGGGGGCCGTTTGCTGAGCATAGTCTCCGAGCGCCTCGGATAGCGCGCCCAGGAACGTGCTCTTGCCGTTGTCGCCACCGCCGTGAAGGATAAAGAACACGCGCTCGCGGGTCGATCCGGTCAGGGCGTAGCCGCATGCTTGCTGTAGGAAGTCGATCAGCCCCGCGTTGTCGTTCATGATCCTGGCGAGGAAGGCGTCCCAGATCGGTGTGGGCATGTCCGGGTCATAGTCTACTGGCGTCACCTTGGTAATCAGGTCGGTGGGTCGGTGGGGGCCCAGGTTGCCGGTCCGCAGGTCGAGCGTACCGTTAGCGCAGTTGAGCAGCCAGGCGTTAGCGTCGAGCTGCTCAGGGCGTACGCGGATGCCCTCCTCACTGTCGGATAGTGTGACCATATTCCTGAGCCGTTGCGCCGATTCGGAGCGCAGGGCGTGCTGTACTAGTGCCTTCCGTGCATCGTCGTCGAGGTCTGCGGCTTCCACATACATCGCGGCTACGGTCGCCTTGGCGTACCTTTCAACCAGCCCCATGTCGTCACGCTCCCAGCGCTTGCCGTCCCACGCGAGCCAGCCGCCGCCGTTCGGGCAGTACCGCAGCACCTCGCCATATCGGGCGACCAGGCGGCGAGCGTTGCCGAGGTCGGTCTGGTGCACGTCTAGTGGTTGGCTTGCTGTCTTGGTCATAGTTGGTGGCTCCTCAGGAGGGCGCGCCGAGGCCGTGCGCGTGGGTGCTGGGCGGCTGCGTGGCTTGAGCATTCCATCACCGATCCCGCTGGCGATGGCGATGCTTGCTTCGTGTTCATCGAGGCCTGCGTCGAGCGCTGCGTCCATTAGCTCAGCCTCGACGGTTGCCCGGTCAAGCTCACCGCCGCCCGCGAGCTGGCCTAGGGAGAACGCCGCCGCGTTCAGTGTGTTGTTGCGGGTCCCGACGCTGGCGCGCCGTACCTTGTCGATCTCTCTTCTGAGCGCTGCTGTTGCATAGGCGCTGGGTGTGCCCGCGTAGGCTCGCGGTTGTGCCGGTTGCTGCGCTTGTGCCGGTTGCTGCGGTTGTAGTAGTTGCACCAGTGCATCGGGCAGCGGGTCCGGCTGGCGATCCCACGGCTCGAGCGCGATGTATGGCCCGCTCGACGTTACGGATGGCGGCGCGATGATGTAGCCACCCGCCGCCCGCACGTCGACGTCGGGCGCCAGCTTGCTTGTCGAGTTGCGAATCTTGCCGCCGGTCGGATCGCTAAAGACTGCGTGCATACCACCGGAGCCGGTGAGGCTATGCAGCGCGCCATCGTGGGTGACGCCGAGAGCCTCGAAGTTGGTTATGCCATCGGTGGGTGGGTGCTTGACGTCGCAGTCGATGGCGACCAGTTTGGAGGCGCCGCAGGCGATCCCGATTGCGGCGTTAGGCCACTTACGCCACCAGCCGCGAATCGTCGCCAAGTCGGTTGTCGCGTCGTGGAAGCCGTGCGTGGTGAGTGGGCGCTTCTCCGCATCGCAAGGGAACACATGCCAGCCCATGCCAGCATACGCCAGGGCGGCGTCAAGTAGGCCTATTGACAGGGAGCCAGGCGCGAGTACACTATTGGTAGATAGATGCGCCGCCCGCGCGTTGTCTGGTGCCGTCCCCGACTTGCCTAAGGTCGGGGCGGCTTCGTTAGGGCCTCGGATCATATTGCACCTCTGGCGCCGTGCGCCTGCCCCGCGCCACCTGCTCAGCTAGCGCGAGCACTGAGAGTCGCATGATGGCGGATGGCGACCGCCGCAGCGCCTTCGCTGCCCGCCGGATCGTGGTCCGCTCAGCATCACTCACGCGAAAGCTAATCACATAGGGCCGTTCCCGTTCCTGCTCCTGCATCGTGTCACCTCCTCGGGTAGTACTACTGAGTGCTACTGTCAAGGGTAAAAAAACGCGCCTTGTTCTATGTTTGTTCTATGTGTCTATCATACAACACCCCCCGCCTAGGCACAAGATTTTCACGGTACCATTCCGGTACCATTCTGGTACCTCCAGGTATCATCTTGGCTCCTTCGTCCATACCGCGTGCGCCCGCTTGACGGTGCTCAGTCCGCGGTCAACGCCTTGGGCCACGTCTGCGAGCGTCACCACCTGGCGCCCAGGCTGAGCATTGACGGCGTGATACCAGTCGAACCACTCAGGGAGCGGCGCCTCGCGAGCTGGCGGGTCGTCCCGGCGATAGGTCCGCGCCGGTTCCTGCTCCGGTTCGGTCTTCTCTAG